GAATGCGTCTCCTGCTGCTGCATTAGCAACTGATACCTTTCCGAGATTCTTTGCTTTATTAGACATAATAATTTGAACCATTTTTGTACAGCGGTTTACTGCTTTTTGATTAAATAATAATTTGAATTCGTTAATTCTATAGGGGGGTTCTAAGATGTTACTTTGTGTGTCCACTCCAATCAAAGTTTGTCGGGGTAGGGGGTAAATAATATTTCCACTTAGGGGGGGATTGTCAGATAATTTTGTTATATTGAGTTTCTCTCAAAAACTAGTATAGGATCTGTCGGGATGGTATTTAAAAACGGGTCTATTTAAACTAGTAAAATATCCCCTTAGAAGAATGAAGAAGGAACATGCTCTAACCTATTGATAGTCAGTATACCTTAGTTAACTGTGCTTAACTAATAGTTAACGCTGCTTATACTTTTAGTTAACTAAACTGTACTTTTACTTAACTTTCCAATATATTTTATTATCTTTGGGTAGTGAAATATTTTTAGGATGTATAAGGTGGGGAGATATTTAATTTTTATAACCAGGTCTGATAGTCTGGGATATTTAGTGTAGAACTCTCCACCTTTTTTAAAACTCAAACAAACATGATAAAAGAAAAGATTAATTCTAATGCTGTGGATTCAAAGAAGAGAGTTCCTATGCCAAAGGAAAAAGATGTTAATAATTTAGGAGTTGTTTCATCTCGGTTATTGGTATATAGGATATTACCAAGAAAGGTTTCTAAGGGAGGCATCATTGTTCCTGTTGAGGCTTTAGAGAGTAACGAAGTTGAGTATCCACACTTTGGAGTTGTTATGTGTGCAGGGCCAGATATTCAAGATATGTATGATTACGGAGATTTTGTTTATTACAATCAGTTTGCAGGAAGATATGCTAAAGATCATGAGAGTGAGATAGAATATATTTTAATTGACGAGAATGATGTGTTGATGGTTAATAAAAGTTTCAATGGCTATAAAGATGGGTTCTTGATATGATACTAAGAAAAGGAGATAAAGGAGATTCTGTAAAGAACTTGCAGAATCTATTAGGTATTTCAGTAGATGGGGATTTTGGTCCAAAGACTGAAAAGGCAGTTAAGGCATTCCAGAAGAAAAATGGTTTAGGGGTAGATGGAATAGTAGGTAGTTTGACTTGGGAGGCATTGACATCTACTCCACCTAAATATACTTTACAGCAGATATATGATACTATGATGGAGAAAGAATATAAGTGGTTTAACAAGGGGGATTATAGTATTAATATTGTCGGCATTAGAAATTCAGATACTGAAGGGGAGGTTACTAATAGGTATGATGATTTTATTACTGTTTCTTTTTTGAATAAGGGAGAGTGGCATTTTTACTGTTGGCCTGCTACTACAGATCCCGGTCTTTATTGGATAAACAATCCTAATGATTCAAGAGGGGGGTGTGCTATATTAGTTCCTAATCAATATAGGGGGGTATATAAGATAGACCTTCATGGAGGAAAATATAAAGCTTTATGTCAGAGGTATGGAAAAGTTTCCGTTTATCGTGATGGTAATAAGGATGATCTATATGATTTAAAAAAAGATGAAGAGGGATATTTCGGAATAAATATTCATAGGTCTTCGGCATACAAAGCTTCTAATGTTATTAATAAGTATAGTGCAGGCTGCCAGGTGTTTCAAGATCCAGACGATTTTGACGACTTTATGGAGTGTTGCTTCCAATCTTCTGAAAGATGGGGTAATAAATTTACCTATACTTTATTGGAGTCTAAAGATATAGTATGAACAAGAAAGAATTTAGTGCTGCGATGCAAATATGGGCATCATTGTTAATCTTATTAATACTAATAATTTTATTATTGACTAAATGAAACTCTCTGCTACACATATAGTATTTATTGTTCAGTCTGTTTTACTGCTGATATTGTTCTTTATTATAATATTTCGGAAAGCACCCGAACCCTATATCAATTACAACAAGATTAGGCTCAATATGCAGGAGACTATTAATGTTCTCAAGTATGAATTTGACCAGTTGCAAAATGAAAATCTTGTTCTATATGAAAAAATAGATTCAATTCGGTACTTGATTCCAAATAACAAAAGAAATCTCGATAAGATAAGTAGAGAAATAAACAAATTAAAAAATGCGTATACTATTACTAATTATAGCGATAGCTCTGACATTGCCCTTATCCGCAGACTGTCAAAGTGATAAGGTTTGTGTTGAAAGACATATCCTTGAAAGAGTAGCAAATAGACTAGATAGTTTTGATGTAGCTAAAAAGTTACAAGAACAATGTCTTAGGTTTAGAGATTCGTGCTTTGCTCTTACTGTTATTCAAGAACAAGTTATAACAAACCAAGACTTTGTTATTGGCAATCAGAAAAATCAAATAGGAAAATTGCAGGATGTAGAATTAGAACATAATGCAATGTTAGAGGTCAACGATGAATATGTAAAGCATTTGACCAAGGAAAAAAAAAGGCTAAAAACCAAATATACAATCAGTCTTATTGGTGGTGGGGTGTTAACAATAGGTCTTACTACCGCATTACTAATCAGTCTACTATAACAAGATATTGGAAAATATTCTAAGCATTAGGGGTAGGTTTTGTATTAGAAAAAGTTCTTTGAACATCTGCGGATGTATTCATTCCCCTTTTGTTTAGAAACTTATACTCATCCTAGAGGGAAGATTACTAATGCTGTTTAGTTTCTTCCCTCACTTTTTAATCTATTATGACAAAAAAATATAAAAGAAAAACAAAAGATCTGTTTGAAATAATGCCCTCTCCAGAATATAATAGGATTGTAATGGCTATTGTCAAAGACAGTAAAATACAAATAGAAGAATTTAATTATAAAGTAACAAATGCTAAAAATACTGACAAAGAAGTTCCTTTAGTAATTTTTCCAGATGGAACAGCAGAAGTTATAGAAAATATGAAATTTTGAGAAAACTTACAGACTTTAAAAGATATGAAGAGTCTCCCTTTGAAGCAGATATAAAAAAAGGACATAAATCAGTAGTTTCTAGCCATATAGGCGAAACATATTCTAAACTTACAGGAGAATTGATCCACGATAGAGTATCTTTAGTGGTGTCTAAGTCTCTAGATAGATCTGAATTTGTAAAGATGTTCACAGGAAACATAAATCTTTTTTTTGCAATTGGAGAGTCAGAAATAAAAGTATTTTTCCATCTATTAAAAAATATGGAAATGAATACAGGAAAAGCTAAATTTTACATGGATTGCTGTAAAGATGATACAGGATATTCAAAAGTTTCTGTATATAAGGCTATGGGGCTATTGTGCTCTAAGTCCTTTATAGCAAGATCATTGTATTCTCATTATTATTGGATTAATCCTTCTATCGCATTTAACGGTAGTAGGATGTCTATTAAAATCAATAGTTAATATGCATTATAGATATTTTTTTAAAGTAGGCGAAGAAGATAGTAGCCTAGCCACTTTTACAGATTATAAACTTCCTAACAATGATGAACTACCTGACTTTATGGAAGAAAATCGAGATGATTTAATTGGACATACAGATGTTTTATATGATATTAGGGGAGGAGATCTTGTGAATATTGATAATATAGACTATATGTTTCTATGCGGAAGGAAGTATTATAGAAAAGAAGAGAAGAGTACAAAAGTTACTTTAATATGTGAAGTATGCTTAATGCAAGATACAAGAAACTTAGAACATTTAATTACGTATAATCAAGAAAATGAATTAAAAGATGCTTAGTTCTAGTTTATCCGTAGGAGATAAGATCTCTGTAAAAGTTTGGTTTGGAACAATAGACCTGTTTGTTGAAAAAAAATCGGGCAAGCTAACGCTTGCAACCCTAAATGGTGATGTTAGAATTCCATTGTCTTCTTTAAGCTTTTCTTCTAAAGAACTCACTAGGTATAGTAAATGGAAGTATTTAGGAAAAAAAGAATCTATACAAAATGAATATATAGATTATGAAGAACTAACAGAAGATAAAGAGAATTTATTTAATAATTTTTTAAATAGTGGGAAAGATGGACATAATGGATAATGAGTTTCCAGTTTCTATAGCTGCTTATATAAAAATAAAGCATCCTTATGCCAATCAGAAAGTAGTAGATTTTCTTGTTGAATGGAGAAATTCTGTTATGACAGATACTCCTTTCCCGGGATGGGCAACTACAGGAAAGGGAAACTTCCGTAAAATTCTTATAAGAATAGCACAAGAATATACGAGTTATTTATTAGATTGGGCCGAAGATAATGAAAGTAGAATTCATTATAGTTGTACTCCCAATCATGTAACAGATGAAAATTTACATTCAGAATGCAGGACATCGAAATAAATATAACCCCTCAAGGAGCAGTAAGAAGTAATGGCCGAAAGTCTATGTATCATCCTACAAAAGGTAAAAGAATAAAGTCTTATGTGAAATATAAAAAAGATCTTGCCTTTCTAATGAAAGTAAAAGGAATTTCTAATTTACCAGATGAATTAGAAGCAATAACATTTTATATGCCTATTCCTAATCCAAATGTAGGCAGCAAAAAGATAAAAGCCGAAAAACTATCAAGAATAGGCCAGGCCCATAAACAAAAACCCGATTTCGATAATTTAATTAAACCTATTTTAGATGCAGCAGGAAAAGATGATTCTCATATATGGAGATGCGGAGAGATAAAAAAAATATGGACAGAATTCGGAAAAGGAAGAATTATTATTAGCTTAAAGAAAAAATATGTTTTATCTTTACAAAAGTAAGGTATGTGTTACTCCTGTTGGAGAAACGATCAAAGAGTATCAAGACTTAAAACAATATTGTGGAAAGAAAGAGAATGGCAAAAGATTATTTATAGATATATGCCGTTATATATTTTTTGTTTATCATAAGATAGACTGTTTAGGCAACAAGAATGCATATAATCCGTATCCTATAAATGAACGCAGGGAAGTGGTAGTAGAAAAGTATGACCTTTTTAATAAACTTAAAATTCCAGGTGCTAACCGAAAATTTACCAAGAAATATATATATACTGAGAAAGTAATTGTAGAATTTTTAGATTTTTACAAAAAAATTTGCTATACTGAATCAGAAAGAACTCTAGATGCCTTCAGAGAAAAGATAGCATATTGGAGAGATAAATACGCTGTAGTTACAAATACTGCAGACGATGACAAAGAATATGCTATGGCACTCGCCCTGGCAGAAAAGCATTATAAAGAATACGAGACCAAAGTTTTGCTCGAAACTTCAACTGAACAAGAAGGCATAGAAGGTTGCCCTTTGTATCTTTTTGAGATACCAGAAAACCATAAGCCGATACATATTCAGTTGCAATATGGTGAATTAAAGAAAAAACAATAATCAGTAAAAAATATGAGCTTTGTAATTCAAGGTGGCAGCCCTGAAGTAGATATGTATGTAAAAGGATCTAGAATTTTTCCAGGTGCTAAAACAGCTAATGGTGTAACTTATGGTGATACAGAAACTACTGATGGTGGAATTTATTTAATTCCATTTTTTGTGCCAGGCAAATTAACTTTTTCAGAAATAGGAATTCATACTGCTGGCACTTTAAGTGTTGATATAATAGCAGGTGTATATAAATACGACTATGATGCTGATAGGTGGGATAAAATAACTCAAGTTGGGCCATTTGATTCAACTGCTGGTGTAAAATCAGAATCTGTAGGGAGCTCAATAACTCTTGAGCAAGGATTACATGCTACTGCTATGACTGCTGATGGTGTAGCATCAGATGTTACAGGTTATGATGTAAATTCATTTGGTAATTTTGCAGGTCAAATGTGGTCAGGTGCTGCAAGGAGTTCATTTCATTTTAAAAAAACCGCAGTTTATGCAGCTACCATGCCAGCTACTATAGCAGGAGTTGATGCTAATGCAGGAGGTTCAGCAGGTGATGATATTCCAGGATGTTTTTTATTATTAGCATAATTTTTTTAAAAAAATAAAATAATGGATTATTATAAAATATCAAAAGATGGATGGAGTGTTGTTGAAAAATATAGTACAGAAGCAGCAGCACAAGCAGTTGCTGATAGTTTAGGTGCAGGATATACAGTAGAGTATTTATACCCTTATGTATCTACTCCACCTGCAGAAAGGCTAGGATCAGATATTGATTTTTGTAAAAACTTAATAACTCTTTTTTTGCAAGATAATAGAATAGCTAATGTTACTGCTCAACAAGGAGAATCTTTAATGGCTAAATTCGCAACTACATTAAACTTTGCACAGGTAGGTGCAGTTACATCAGTAGATTATCATATTAAAAATATGGTAACAGATGATGTATTTACACAAGAAAGAAAAGATAAATACATTAATTTAATTGCGAATTATTTAAATCAATTTTAGTATGAGTTTTCTTATAGAACAAGGTGGAGGTGGAGGTACTGTTTCTGATATAAGAGTAAAAGGTAATGTATTACCTTGTGGTTATGGTGTAGCAACTAATAGTTATAATGCAGTAACAATGGCTGCAGATTATTGGTATGGGCTTTTATTTTGGGTAGGGGGCGAGATGAATGTAACACATATTGGACTACAGACAGGTGTAGCAGTTGCACACGATATTGTGGGGGGTATATACAAATATGTATATGCTAGTGATAGTTGGACTAAGGTTGCACAAGTTGGTCCTTTTGCTGCAGTATCTGGAATGCAGGCTATTGCTTTAGGTAGTACAGAAAAGTTAGAACAAGGAGTTTATATGATGGCAATGTTGGGAGATGGGGCGCAAACTAATATCACAGGGCATTATACGCAGTATTTACAAAATATACTTCCTGGTTTTCAAGGAGCATCAAATAATGTAAACGGATATTATTTATATAACAATTCTTATACTTATACAACAACATTACCAGCAACAATAGCAGCAGGAGTGCTTTCAATTTTTCCATATACAGGACATGCAGCACCATGTTGTTATTTAACTTTAGGATAAAAAAAATAATAATAAATCATTTAAGACAATTATAAAAATAAGATATGAAAGTATTTAAAAGAGGAGGATTTATAATCCTTGAAGATAATTCCGAAGAATTTCCAATCCCTGTATCAGTATTTGATTATCGTATATCAGGAGATAATATCACTTTACGAGATACAGGAGAAAATACAAAATTTAGTGCTGCATTAACAGCTATTCAAAATGAGGCAGGTTCAGTTGTCGGCAATGCTACAGCAATAGGTATTTATTTAGCAAATCTAACTGAATCTGGAAGTGGAAGTGCTGATAGTCCATCTCAGCAAATACTAACTAATCCATCTTCAACAGTTGTAAGTGGGTGGAAAAAAATAAGTTTTGCTTGTAGTGGAGCAATAACAGCTACTATAAATTCTAATGCCGTTGTGTATCCATACACATTGGGTACTTCTGTCATTTTAGGTGCTGATTTAGAAGCAGATACAGTAACTGCAAATGATATAACCTTTGATGGAACGGGAACGGTTCTATTAACTGTTAAACAATAAAACTAAACCCTAATTTCACTATCTAATAAAACCCACAAAATGAAACCTTTTTTACTAAACCTAATTAAACTTAAAACTTTTTTATTACTTTTTGTTTTGCAATCTTGTTTTGGAGGCCCAATTAATGAACTTGATTTATTAGAAATTGATGCATTTAATCAATTGCAAATATTAAGAGATGTATCGGAAATAGATACTAGCAGTATAGATTCATGTTCAATAGTATTAGATACTATTATTATTCAAGTAGAAGAAAAGTGTATATAATAATCTTGTAATAGATCTACTATAAACATAAATTAATATATAACGTATAAAATAAAAAACACATGGATGAAATATTATTTAAATTATTAGAACAAACTCCCGTTATAATTGCATTAAGTTTAGGTATCTTTGCACTTTGGAAAGATAAAAAAGAAACAAAAGTAGAGATGACTGCCGAAAGAAAGGCGTTAAGAAAAGAAATTAAAGAAACAAAAGAAAGACATGCTCTTCATTTGAAAGAATTAAATACATATATTAGAGAAAGAGACCAAGAAACTCTTGGAGCACTACAAGAAGTAACTTCAGCAGTTAGCACAATTCAGCTGATGCTTAATGATAAACTAAGATTACTAGATTAAACTTTTATTATTATGGCGAATAATGAAATAAATTACGAAGAAGAAAACGAGAAACTTTGTTTCTTTCTTAAAAAGCAATCCAAAAGGATAGAAAAATTACGCAAAAAGTGTACCTGTCCAGAGGAAGCAAGAAAAAAAACAGAAGAAAAGACAAGAAAAACTTAATTTTTTTTTGCAAATATTAAATTTAATTTTTAATTAAAACAAAATAACTATTATGAGTTTATTTTCAGGAAAGGTTGTATGGGAAAAACTCGTACAACAAAGTTCATCATTAATGGGCAGACCAGCTCTTACTAAAAATGGATTAACATCAACAAGGTTTGCCGAAAAAACAGCAACAAATGCTGATGGGGTAGTGTGTTGTCCTGCAGCTGATGGCTTTATTAATAATAAAAGCGGAGTTTTACTAACACATAGAAATAAATCTGGTGGATTAACTGATTGTGATTGCACAGATCTTAGTGCTGTATAGCAAATATGGGAACAAAAGAAAAATTAAGAGAAATTGATGGTATTGTCATAAATACTAAAACAAATCTTGTACAGAATGGAACTATTCCTGTACAAGAAAGAATATACTATGGCAGCCAAGTCTCTCCTAATATTTCTTGTTATGACGAAAAAAAACAGAAATACAAAAATGTAGAATTATTTTCTCCTGCTATATATGACCAAGAACATACTGTTATTTCATATTCTAATAAATGGGAAGTATATGACGATCCAGATAGAAAAACACGTAAAATAATAGCAATAAATTATCCCAAGAAATATCTTGACTTTTGGTATGAAGAAAGGAGAAGATGTATGGAGGGATATAAAATTGGAGGCGTATTTATTCAAGGTGCACATTATTGGTATTTAAATTACTGGAGGATTAAAGCTAAATCAAGAGGAAAAGGCTATATTCCTCCTTATTTTTTGGATCTTGACAAAGAGTTCTTTGACCTTGTAGAAGAAGCTAGAAAAACTGAAAAGAATATCATGATGCTTAAACGTAGGCAGATTGGTTTTTCTGAAAAAGTAGCAGCACTAGTCGCCTATGAATATACATTTTTCCCTGCTTCAGAATCGCTAATTGTTGCAGGATTGGATTCATATTCTATGAATACATCTGCTAAATGCAAAACAGGTTTAGATGCTTTATCCCCAAATAAAGCAAATGCAGGCAGGCCTTTTTATAAAAGAAGATCTGCAGGCAAAGATAAACCCGAAGAATTCTGGTCTGGATATAGAGTAGGTGTAGGAGTAGCAAAAGGATATGAATCTAAAGTTTTTGCTATAACAACTAAAGATAATTCTCAAGCAGCTTCTGGGAAATCCCCTACTTTGGTAATAATGGAAGAGGCAGGTATTAATCCACTGTTAATGAAAGTATATGGTATGATACGCCCTTCTATTGCAGAAAGAGGAAAAAAGGATGGAAGAATTGTTATTTTTATTGGAACAGGAGGAGAAATGTCTAAAGGTGTAGGTCAAATGATGACTATGTTTTATAATCCAGAAAGATATGATCTGTTATCTGTAGAAAATGAATGGGATGAAAATATTACACCAGGAACAACATCAGCTTGTTTCTTTCCTGCGTGGAAATATTACGTAATGGATAATGATGGCAATAGTTATAAAGACCAAGGATTGATATTATTAAAAGAAGAAAGAGCAAAACTTGGTAACAACAAAAAGGATTTACACGAAGAAAAAACACAAATGCCTTTTACTCCTACAGAAGCATTTTCTGTATCTGGTCTTAGTCCTTTTAATACTGAAAAATTATTAAGGCAAAGAAAAAAATTATTAGCAGATAATTGGGATGAAAAGCAACAATGGGGCAACTTAGAATTTATTTATGCTGCAGAGCATAAGTCTGATGATAAGGCAGATAAGAAAAAAGAAGTTCTTTTTAGAGATAAGGGTAGCAATATAATAGGAATAAGATGGGTTCCCGCTGCACCTGGCGAAGTAGGGGAAGTGGATTCTGATGGAGATCTTAAATATCCTTATTTAATCATTGAACATCCCGAAAGACCAGGAGAAAGCGATTCTTTTGAATCTTTTTTTTCAGATGAAATATATGATAGCCTTTACGGTGCAGGAACAGATAGCTATGACAAGCCTAAAGCACCAACATCTGATTCATTAGGAAGTTGCAGTATCTTTAAAGGATATAGAAATGCAAACTCTACAAGCAATATGTTTGTAGCTAGAGTAACATGGAGGCCTAGTAAGATTGAAAAGTTCTATGCATCTACTCTTAAATTGTGTTTATACTATAATATGTGTCAAAACTTGATAGAATGGTCAAATGTTAATATCTTTGATTATTATAAGAATATGGGATTTGAACCTTTGCTTAAAGAAAGACCTTTAATAACCTATGCAAACGTTAAAAATTCTAAGATAGCAAATAAATTTGGTATCGATCCAAATACAAAATATGTATGGGAAGAACATTATGCTACATACATTGAAGAGAATTTCTTTAATATGTATGATTTTGAGTCTATTACTAGAGCACTTGCTTATAGAAAGACAACATCAAGAGACAAGCATAACTGTGATGTAACAATAAGTAATATGCTTGCATTAGAGCATATGTTAGATAATCGACATTTAGGAATAGAAGTCGAGCAAACAAATGAAATGAATAACGAGTTTAACTATCCTATCGGAGGATTTGTTCAAGGCAAAAATGGAATAGAATCAGTAGGAAACTATTTTAATGAAGCCTATGAAGACTTAGATGGATTTTATACAGACTAACTATGTACGAAAATTTTGGTGGAAATTTATCATTGATTTTAGTTTTAGAAAAACCTTTGGAAGATTATTCTTACGAAGAACAAAAAAGACTCTGTAAAGAAAAAATTCAAGGATTTATCAATGAATGCGATTTCAATGCAGATGCTCCTAAAAATTCTAAGCAAATAAAAACTGAAAAGCAAAGAGATGCATATTGTAGAAAGATATATCAAAATACTTCTACTTCTTCTGATTTTGATTACTTATATAGAAATCTTGATAAAAAAATAAAAACTCAAACAGGAGCAATAAAAACGGTTTCTTTAAAACAACCTGCAGAAGTTCGGCATATTCCCATAGTATCTTCTAAATTAAGAGCGTTAAAGTCTAGAGAAAAGATGAGACCTTTTAAAGTTAATGCATATGCAATAGATAGAGGATCTATAGATAGAAAAAATAATAAAAGAACAAAAGATGTTATTGATGTTTTTAATGAAAGAATAACTAATAGAATGATGGCAATTCAAATGCAACAGCAATTGCTTGCCCAAAAACAAGAGTTATTCCAACAGTATGAACAAGTTCCAGAAGCACAACAAATGCTTACTCAAGTAAATATGATGCTAGGCAAAATGCAGGAAGAAATTGCAAGAGAATTAAATCTTTCAGAGGAAGAAAGAAAAAAAATAAGTAAGTATTATAAATTTTCTTATAGAGATATGCAAGAAGTTATGGCTTTGAAATTAATTCAAGGCTATATTGAAAATAATAGATTAAGAACTTTATTTAATAAAGGCTTTGAAGAAAAATTAATTACAGATAAACCTGTGTATTATGTAGATTGGCTTAAAGGTCAATCTCAACCAAGTTTTGAATTAGTAAGACCAGAATATTTAGATTATCAATATAGTGAAGAGGCAGAATATATAGAAGATCTTGGATGGGCGGTTCGATTAAGATATATGACATTTCAGCAAATAATAGCTGAGTACGGAAAATACCTCACAGAATCCGATGTCAATAAAATTAAATCGGAGATGCCCTCACAGCATTCAAGGTCTTCAACTAATTTAAGCCATCTTCCTGACGGACAATTTGTTGGATTTGATGGAAATGATCAACGATCTGGTAGTAATGAGTTATATCCTGTTTATCAACTTTTTTGGAAAGAATATATTTCTATACCTGCTTTAATTAAACCAAATAAAAAAGAAAGTAAATTTTTAAAATCTAAACCAGATTTTATTAGATTTTTAGATATAGATTCTGCAAAAAAAATGGTTAATACTGAATCTAAAAGAAATAGATTAAAAAAGAGAGGAGAAAAAATAGAGGTTAGACATAGAGTAGATCTTTGGGAAGGACTTAGATTAGGAAAAGATACCTATATAACAATGGGTAAAAGAGAAGATATTCAAAGAGATCATAAACATAAGAGTGATGTTCAATTGCCATTTGTAGGGAAAAATGTACATAGATTTCAACAAGCAAGATCATTAGTATGGGAGACAAGAGATTTGCAGGAGTTAATAAATATACTTCATTATCAAGAAGAACTTTTAATAGCTTTGGCAGGGGTGCGAGGAATAGTATACGATTTAGCACAAAAGCCAGATGGTATGTCTCCTGCAGAAGTAAACTATTATATGAGGCAAGGGATTATGTATATCAAAACTGTCAAAAAGAACAATAAGAAGATAAATACTTCTTTTAATCAGTTTCAGACATTTGATCAATCTTTATCTCCTTCTGTTAGTTTAATAGATAATATGAAACAAAGTTTAATAAATCTTGTATCTATGATTACAGGGATTTATAATAACTTAGAGGGAGCAGTAGCAAATTCAGACCAAGTAGGAACAATGAAAATGTCTATTCAACAAAGTAGCGCTTCAGTAGAAACTTATTATCAAGAGCATGAAGATTTAATAGAAAGGGCATTAACAAAACTTGCAAATTTATATGAAAATGCAAAAGAAGAAGAACATGTCGGTGCTTATGTGTTAAATAAAATAGAACAAAATATATATAATATTCCTGCGGGATCTTTAGATGGACAATTTAAGGTTTTAATAAATGCAGGGTTAAAAGAGCAAGAGGCAATTGATAATGCAAAGCAGATAGGTTTAAATAAATTACAATCTGGTCAAATGCAAGGATCGCAATATCTTACTTTATTAGATATGGATAATGTTCATGAAATGCGTGAGTATTTTGCAGAGCAAGAGGAAAAAATGTATCAGCTTTCTCAACAATCTCAACAGGCGAGTGAACAAGCTAAAGCACAAGCGCAACAACAGGCAATTCAAATGCAAGCACAAATGGATGCTCAGATGAAACAAATGGATGCTCAGATACAAGAAAGACTTAAACAGATGGATATGTCTGTTAAAGAAAGAGAGTTGCAATTAAAAGCATTAGAAATAGAAGCGAAAAAAGAAGAAGTAAAAGGCAAAATAGATGAGCAGAGATATAAAACAAATACAGAAAGAGATATAGAATTGCAATATTTGGATTTTCAAAAACAAGAATTAGCAATAAATGCACAAACACAAAGAGCACAGTTACTGATGCAAGACATCAAAAATAAATTAGAAATTAATTCAAAACGTTCCAAAGAAAAAGTCAAAGATTAAAATTATGGAAATTAACAACGAAATCGAAGAAGCAACAAACATAGATAATGTTGCAGAAATCAACACAGAAAACACAGAAACACCGCAAGTTGAAATTGCAGACACATCACAAGAAACATTTTTTTATGATCAAGATTCTGCAGATCAACATGTACAAGAACAAGAAATTAATTCGCAAGAATCGAATGTTGATTCTCCTTCAGAAGAAACTCCTAATGGATATGAAGGTAATAATCAATACATTAGCGCATTACATGATTGGGCTAAAGAAAACGAAATTAATCTGGAAGAATTAGGATATGACAAGTTTGATGAAGAAACATTCAACAAAGATCATATGATGCAAGTTGTCGGAAGGACACAAGCAATGAATTATTTAACAAATACCGATCCAGATTTACATAAGATTGTTAGTAGGGGCATGTCTATAAAGGACTATGTTCAAGAGAGAATGAATTACGAACAAATGATAAATACTGACGATTCAACATTATTTAAAGGACAAATGTATAATTATCTTTTGAATAAAAATGTTGAGATGGGAGTAGCTACCGCAAATGAAGATGGCAGCCTATCACAACAATCACACGAGGCTATAATACAGGAAATCGAAAGACATACTTCCAATATGACTGCAGAGCAATTCAAGCAAAAGGGAGCAGAAATTCGAGAAAACCTACAACAGCAAATAAATAATATACCAGATTACCTTCAACAGAAGTATGAAGCGCAACACATGCAAAACATGGAACAATATGAAACTCAAAGAGCAGAATATATGTCCAACTTAAAAGACACAATAAACAATACAAAGAATATTGTCGTTGGGTTTGCTGATCAGTCGGCAAGAGATGATTTCAGTTCGTTTATTGATGAACAAACAAAACTTTCAGAAGTAGAAGTTAATGGTCAAAAACAGATGGTCGTTCCGCTGTTTCATCAACTTCAAAATGATAGTGAGTTCCTTTTGCAAACCCTTAGATTGCACCATATGCATAAGAATGGCTATTTTACAGATACTACCAATAAGGCAAGAAAAAATGCCTATAAAGAATTGGGTATCATGCCAAGTAGCAAGGGAAAAAGTGGAAGAAAGTCTAATGCTAAAACTCATAAGGGAGTTGGTATTGCTAATACTTCAACGAAGGATTTTTTTAATTCTTAAATAACATTTTTAAATTATTAAATCATGAGTGGAAACTTTCAGTTATCAGACCCAACGGCAATCCCTAACAGGATTTCTCCAGGTGTACCTGATGAACTATTAAACCAGCCAATGAACCAATACAACGATCTTCGTAATGTATTGATGTTCAAACCACATATTTTAGATGCCGTAGGTAAACACTTTACTGAAGGAACTGGTCTTGTATCAGAACTTCTTTACCATACTAAATCTAATTCGACAACTGTTCTCGGAGACGATGGACAAAAGTATACCGCAGGCAATGATAGAATTGCTAAGAATATTGAAATTATTGGAAACCATGAATTTGCATGGAGAATCGCTGCACCTCGTAATTGGGTTTACAGAGTTCAAGCTACTGTTGCACTAGGTGCTGATGGTCGTATTGGAACAGGCGGTAGATCTTTTTACCTAACGCTTAATAAGCAATTAGGTGATCAAGATGATGTAATCATGCTTGCTGATGGAAACACACAACTTATTGTTGAAGCACCTCCAGTAATGCTTACAGGCGGAAACATGAGAGTGCGTGTGAAACTTTTAGTTAAAAAAGGTGGAGTAAACGCAAATGTTCCACAATACCTAGTAACTCAAGGAGCTGAATGTAAGACAATTTACAACATGAAGCCAGAGGCTTCCGAGCACGGTAGTAAAACCCGTATCCCTTTTGGAGATTGGGCGAAAAATTACATGACTACTCAACGTTGGGAATGGAATCTTACAGGACTAGCTGCACATTCAAAAGTAGATCCTTCTGCTGTTAAGCAACTTTCTTATTTCAATGGCAAGAAAAACCAATTAGAAAAATATTGGATTCCTGTATTGGACTATGAAATGATGAAGCAATCATACATGCAGATTGACAATCAGTTATTCTGGGGTAAGAAAAACATCAATCCAGATGGAACTTTCCGTAAAGATTCTAAGGGAAGAACTTATTTCTCTGGTGATGGTATCTATCATCAAATTAATCGCAGACTTAAGCGCCAATACAACCGTATGAACAGCTTTAGAATGTTTGATGATATGCTTCGTTCTCTAAGATACGATAGTGCTTCAACTACGCACAAAAAACCTGTGTTGATGGTAGTAGCAGGATCTGAGTTCCGTATGCAATTTGACCGTTTAATCCGTAATGAATTTAAACTTTCTCCAGAAGTATTGTTCTTCGATGGAAAAGGTGGTTACCAATCTGGCCCTGCTAAGAAATATGGCGATGTTAGAGGTATCCGTTCTAATTTCAATTACTATGAAACGCCAAATGGTATTTTCTTAGTTTCACAATGTCACTATTTTGATTCTCGCTCTCTTCCTACTCTTTATGATACAGGAGGAATTCCAGAGCAAAGCTATAGAGGTATTATTGTAAACATTACTCCTACATTTGGTGGGCAAGCTGTTATGTCTTTAGTATCTTTGGCAGGTCGTCAAAATGTGATTGGAACTGTTAATGGTATGTCTAACCCAGGAAGTGGTGGTGTTCTTTCATCTACTGCTGACGTTGAGGGTAAGCATATGCTTAACATGTGTGGTGTAGGTGTTCATAACCCTAACTGCATTGGAGAATTCCGTAGAGTACGCCGTAGATAGAATTTTAAATAAAGCTGTAGCCCTGCTTGTTTTTTATTTTTTAGACAAATTCAAAGTAAAACAAAAACAATGGAAACATTACAAACAACCTCTACAAGAAATTTATTTCCAGAGGAAATTTATGACCTTCTCTTCAAAGCTAAATTATTAGGGGAAGGCAAAGTAATAATCAAAGGACATTACTCTATGAGCACCGCTCCACGAAAAGGGGAAGATGGTGTATGGCGTGATGTAAAAGTAGTCGATCAAGATTCTACCATGGATTCAATGACTTTAGTTCCAATTCTAGATATTAATAATAGAATACTAGGAGATTGGACAATAGGATTAACTTCTGAAGAAATAAAACGTATTCATGAAGAAGCAAGAGTTCCTAAGTATTATGCAGACGATGAAAAACACGGAGATTCATTTATCAAAGTTTCTCACGATCAAGTATTAGATTTAACTGATCCTGTACATATGTCTATGTTTAGAATAATATATCCCAATCAAGCTATAGCCTTGAATAAAGAAGATATGACAGAAGATCAAGATTATTATTTCTATTCACCTGTAGAAGAGAAGAAGAAAAAAGCAAAAGATTTCAATGTAAGACAAGCTGCAGTAGACTTAATCGCAGGTCTTGCACAAGAAGCTAAAATTGAAATACTTGAGCTTATGGAACATGAATCTGGATTAAATATTCCAGAAAATGCTAACGAAGAAGATAAAATCATTTTATTTCAAGAGCAATGTTGGGATAATCCTAAAGAAGTTTTACGTATCTTTAAATATAAGCACAAAGAGAAACGCTTAATGTTATATACATTAATAGGACATAACATTTTAAGATCTCCTAATTTTAATTTAACAGGGCCTTATTATCGACCATCAGTAAATGCAAATCAAGAATTTGGAGATATGATTGGAGAGACAACAGCCGAAGCAATTAAAAATTTAGGGAAAACTCAAAACTCTGACTTAAAAAGAACGTATGACAAGATAGTCAAAGGAACATATCATAAGCCAAGTGCTTTAGATGATATTATAAATAAAACGGGAGAAGAGATGGATGCGATGATCGAGCAAATAAATGTAAGACCTGCATATGAACTCCCAGGAAAGATTACTAAAAAGTGGCTTTCTAAAACTATTAAACCTGGATTACAGGCTTATTTAGAAAAAGAAAGTGTGAAATTTGATGAAGATGCAACAATTAAAGATTTAAGAGCATTAGCTTTAAAGAATTTTGAAAGTAAATAAAAGCAATAATTAATGGATAGCCAAGAAGTATATAAGGCATTCTTGCACGAATTAAAGCAAGAGAATACAACTTCAGCAACTCCTACTGAATTCAATTATCATATTTGGAGGAGTCAGCTTGAGTGGATTACTACTCGTTATTGGGCATTTGATCAAAACCAAAAGTCTATTGATGATTTAGATGTCATTACTGTAGAAACTAATGGTATTGGAGCAGCACCAATTGCTGCGATACCTAATAGTGGCAATGATGTTTCTGGTCAGGAATATTTTGTTATCCCCGAAGATTTGCTTATATTATTAAATGTAGCATTTAGTAGTAAAATTTATGGAGATTCATGTATACCAGATAAAACAGAAAAAAGCTTTACTGCAGCTAAATTTTTATCAGCAGATAGAGAAAAAGTTGTTAGCGAAAGTTATTATTCTGCTCCTTCGCATGAGTACCCTACTGTATATTATAAAATAAGAGATGGTAGTATTCTACCAAAAATGGGAAGTAGTATAGCACAAGAATGTGTGATTACTTATTTAAAATATCCCGCAAAAATAGAAGTGGACGCCAATGGTGTTAGTGTCAGAGATTCTCCTTTTGGAGACAGTCAGACTTTGGAAATTGTTCGCATGGCAGTTCTCTCATATATTGAGACAATTGAAAGCAACAGGACACAAAGCATGGCATTCATAGAAAATAGAAAATTCATACAAAATCCACTTCCTAATACTTTTATACAACAACGTTAATTAAATTTTAATTATTATGGATTTAAAACCAACCGCAGTTTTTCTGCACGATCCAAGAGACACTGATGTAGTGGCTGGATTGGAAACAAACGAATTTAGCATAGCAGGTATTTTACCTTATGTTGGAACACACTTAACTACTTGTGACATTACTTGTGCAACGCCTTGTACTGAACAAACCTACACTATCGTCTTTGCAGATGTAGTATTTGGAGATTGTAATGCATGTGGTATGCAAGTAGGATTTAATATTAGATTACGAAGACAAAGTAATTTTGATATTGAAGATTACCTACATCTTACTTCAAGTATAGAATTAGCTTACGAACCAGATCCTGCACCTTCAGGAACTGTTACTGCACAAACAATTAGAGATTACTTTTTAGATCAAATCAATAATGGCGCTTATGATGATGAGCATGATTGGTTTGGAATTACTGGAGTAGCTTTAACTACAACTGGTATTACTTTTACTGTACCTTGTCCTATTAAAGTGGATATATTCCAAAGCAAAGGTTCTGAGCCTATTGTTATTACTGAAACTGCTGCAGGAACTGATGCATCACTTTCAAAAGCACAATTGATGAAAGAATATCCTCTAGTGATTGGATATGTTCCTGGTCAAGCACCAGATGACACATTTACTAACTGTGAAGATATTTGTGTAATCGAAATGAAAGGATGTATTCCTGGTTGTGTAGCTGATGCTCAAAATCTGTTAACAACTTCAAATGCAGTTCATCTGCATGACGTAGGAACTAAGTTCCACTACAAGTTGTTTGTAAATTCTTCTGCTCCACAATATCTTGCATTTATTACTGCATTGAACGCAACAGCTGCAGCTTGTACATTGACTGCTACTTTAGCTCAAGCTTATGAAGGAGTACAAATGGTTGCAACTGGAGGTAGTGATGATTTAGGAATGGATCCTTTCTGTGCTACAGGAACAGATGATTTTAATAGAGGATCAGGAACTACTGCAGGTGCATATGTAGAAGGATGGATCTATAACGGTGAAACTAAAATTAGCTTTTTATATGATGACACCGCTGCAGGTTCACCAACACCTTGGTCTATAGCAAACTTAGCTACCTATTTAAATGGTAGACTAGGTGGTGCTTCAGCATTCTCTTTGAATGGTACTGCCGGACTTAGATGTACTAATCTTTATTCGAAAGTTGGAAATCCATTGATGATTGTATTTACAAAATTCGTTAAATAGTGATCGAACTACTTTATGCATTAATTTGTCTTAGCGTTTTTATTAGCGCATGGACATTGGGGTTGCGTATCATTTCCTCTGAGGGGATGATACTCTTCCCTTTGCGTAGGTTCTGTTTTTCTATAGGTAAGCAGAAACAAAAGGAAATAGAAATCCTAATATTTGAGAAGAAGAGAAAGATTAAAAAATATCAATTAGATTCTTATTCTGGAGATACAGATATAGATCCAGAAAAACTTGAAGAAGAAATAGAAGAACTTCAATGGGAATCATTTGTAGTAGAAGCATGGCATAAACCTTTATTAACTTGTGCTGCATGCATGAGTAGTTTTCATGGAATGTTGATTTCTATATACTTTATGATTATTGTAGATTCATCAATTATATTAATCGCACCTTTTAGTATATTTTTATCTGTTGTAATAAATGTATACATATGGGATCGCCTTAAAATTTAACTATGGCATACGATAGTTTACATGCAATATCCTCAAGAATTTGGGAAGAAATTCAAGGAGGTTGGATATATGACGATGAGCGTATTAACTTAAAACTCATTAGAGATAAAGTTAATGTTGCCAGGGCAAAAATAATGGGTGAACATTTTAGGAAAAGACTATATGTAGATACTTCTTATTATCAGCAATGTTGCTTAGATGTTTTGTGTGAGCAAGTATGTAAAAGTCCACATAAAGAATTTATAGTAAAGCTTCCCCAATTAATAGGAACAGTTGGGAGAAAGAATATAAAATTCCTTGGTACTGTAGACAGGAAAGTATCTTTTGAGAATAGAGATTCTTTCGATGATTTTACTGGTAGCATTCCATTTAGTGGTAATGCTTCTCCTTTTTTTACAAGAGTAGATAATTTTGCAATATTAAAAAATCTGCCTACACCATCCCCTAAAAAACTATTACTTGTTGCTATGTTAAGCAATCCTTTAGAATGTGATGCTTGTGATATAAATAGTCCATATCCTGTACCTGGAGGAGAGTTTATATCAGACATAGAGAGAATGGTTATGATGGATTTAAGTGGATTTTTAGTGCAAAGACGAATAGATAAAGTTCATAATGCAAACCCAGATACGTAATGGCAATAATAGCAAACCCAGATTCAAGTAATTATTTTTTGGTAGCAAATGAACCATACAATATTGAAATTGGCAATGTTGTTGTTTTTGAAATATATCGTGGTCAATACTTTAAATGGGCAACACATACTAAAAATGACGATAGCGGTTGTTCATCGTGTGGAGGCTCTAATGTAGGTAGTTATGTTATTACAGGCTACGCAAATTGTAAAGATGGATTTGTAGATGCTGATGGAAATGCAATAACCTACTCAATACCAGATAATATGGTAGAAGAAACATACGACAATGAAGATGATATAGGAGTTGATGAAAGTTGGTTTCATGAAACAGGAGGATATAATAAAGAATTATTTACTCCTCCTCATTTCAGAGATGAATATAAAGATTGGAATGTAGAAAAAAGTATAGATGGTAATACCTAAAGAGGCAATTAAAAAAAGAGTAAAAAGAGGTAGGGTGTATTCACGAAAAGCTTCTTGCGGAAGATATTATCAAATACGCCAACTAAAGAAAAAAGATATACGATTTAGCAAAAAAGATGAAAATACATATATAGATGCCTGTAATATTTTAACTAAAGATATGGTAGATTTTACCAATTGGAAAAAGAAAAACTTTGGGCAATATGATAGATTACAAGTGCTAAATTTTATTTATGAGGAAGTAATGAAAAAGATAATGGTGGATATGATAGAAAATAAAAATACATATATCTTCCATGATAAAACTGAATTAATAATTGCCACTATAGATAATTATAAAAAGCGATTTTCTTTTTTTACATATGATACAAAAAATACTAATAACTATGCAGTACATAAAGCTGAACACTATGGTATAGCGTGGAAGATATATACATCTAAAGAAATAGATAAAATACTTAAGCATTATACAAATGTCAGAAAAGAAAACTATATTTTATGCAAATCATTAATTGGAAAACAGTCGCTGGCCTCATACAGAGGAAAACTAAGCTTATTGATGTCGAAGCTGAGAAAGAAAGGATTAAGTCTCTCATCCATACAGCAGCCTTAAAGTCGTCTTCATCAGAATGGCTTGTATGGAAAGAAGCTATATTAGATGTCACAAATGGTTTAGCTAAACTTCCTTGTGATCTGATAAGGTTATTAAAAGCCTTTGACAATACAGGAGTTGTAATACCGGGAAGAAGAAATGGAGAATATTTAGCTGCTCCATATAAAACAGGAAAAATAAGAATCCATTATTATGCTATTCCGTTGGTAGAAGGAGATGATGGAGAAATGCTACCAACTTTATTATATGAATTTTCTGATTGGTATGTATGGTATGTCATACATACTTTTATGTTTGATGAGTGGATGGAAGGAAAAATATCTGGAGATAAATGGGCATATATAGAAATGCAATATGATAATGCCTATGATCAAGCTATGGGAAGTATAGATTTACTTTCTATGACAGATATGGAAGAGCAATTATTTATGATGAGAAATGGTATCTTTTACGATAATTCAAGTATATAATGAAAGAATTCACAACAAATAGGTTTTATAAAGGTATAAATACAGATACATCTTTTTTAGAAAGACAAGGAGATGTATTATTAGATGCTCTTAATGTTAGAATTACTAATAAAAATACTAATGGACTATTTGCTGCAAATATCAAAGGTAACGTAGAAGAATTTGAATTATCTCCAGGTTTTGTTCCTATTGGGTCTGTTGAGTATAATGGAATATTATTTATTCTTTCAGTAAATTCGGTAACAAATATAGGAGAAATAGGAACATTTCCTTCGCCTGTAGGAATAACTCCAGGAGGATTTATTAGACAATATTCTCCTTTACAAAACTATACTACTGAAAATCCTACTGAGCAAATAAGTAATTGTACAGGATTAGATATAGATAGTATAAACAGAAAGCCATTTACTACAGAAGATCTTAATTTTAGCTGTGAGCATCAAGCAAGGGTATTAGCTAGAATGAGATATGATAAATCTATAAATTTATATTGGACAGATAATCACAATCCTATAAGAAGTGTAAATACAGGATTCCATTCTGAAACAGGAATATATAATAATACTTTAATATATGAAGGAGATGTAAAATCTGGATATATTAATATTGTTAATGAAAATGAATATTTCCCTATAGTAGAAATTGCAGCTTTAGAAAATTTTGGTAGTTTAAAAGGGGGGCATTATTTTTTCTTTGTAAGATATATTGACGTAGAGTTTAATACCACTTCTTTTTTAGGCATGTCTCCTCCTATTCCTGTTTTTGAAACACAATCTACAGAAGATTATTCTAATGGTGCTGTTCCAACAATAGATACTCCTTTTGGAGTAGAATCTCAAGCAGCTACTAATAAAAATGTAAAATTAAATATATTGAATTTAGATGCAACACAAGCATTTATAGAAATAGGATATGCATACTATTATGGGAAAGATGAATATGAGATAAAGCTAATTGATAAAAGAATACCTATTCAAAACAGCGCATCTTTATCAAATATAAACATTAATGGAACAGAATCTACAATAGACCTGTCATTGGACGAATTTACTGCTTTTAAGCCATCGGATGCTTTATATTGCAAAGATATTGCACAAATAAATAATAAGCTTTATTTGGCCAATACAAGAGGCAAGTCATTAGATCATCCAGATCTTAGAACATTCTTTTGTAAAATTAAAATAGATGAAGATAATTCTTTTACAAAATCAGTTGTGCATACAGAAAATTCTGATTCTCATAATCAAATATATGGATGGGATTACGAAGATGTTAATCAAAAGGTAGGATATTTTAGTGGAGAGATTTATTGTTTTGCTGTTGTTCCTATTTTTAAAGATGGCTTTACTGGCCCTGCTTTTCCTTTAACTGGATATGATAATTATAAAGGTACTCCAATAAATGAAAATTATTCTGGAATATATAGATTTAAAGAACCTTATGAGTCTCATTTTTATGAAAATGATGAAGTAAAAATTAAAGCTGTAAGATTTGATACTAGTGCAGCTCAAGCAACTTATAATGCCAGTACTTGGTTACAAGAGAATTTAATAGGAATATTCTTTTGTAGAGCAGAAAGAAATATAAATTTACAATATCAAGGATTTGCAGCTCCTATATATAGAGGAGGAGATTATTATACTAGACCAAAAAATCTTTTTGAAGAACACTCTATAACTGCCACAAATTGGTTTGGCAATGATTTATCAGATACCAAAATTAAGAAAAATTGGGAGGTTGCTATGCCATCTTTAGAAAGAGCAGCACCTTATATATTTACAGTATACACAAAAGTAGGTATATCAGATGAAAAGGCTAGAGTAGGACATCAAAGATATACAGTAGATAGATTTACAGGAAAATCTACACCAGCAGAAAGAGATTCTTTAGCAATATTTTCTTTTGATTATCATATAGATAAAGGACTTTCCAAAGAAGGAGTTATGGAATCTTCTTATATAAAAAAAATAGGATCGATTGAAGATACACATTGGTATCCTAGAGCACCCGCTAGTACAACAATTCCTAATCCAGGAACTTACGGATGGGATGATGGAGATTATGTATCAGTTAGATACCCAGATCAAAAAACAGCGAAAAAAACTAGTCATATTTCTAGAGCAAAAATGTTTAGGCAAGAGGATTTACAATATAATTCAAATAGTCATACAAAGGGAGGAGGATTTACTGCTAATACTCATAATCTTAATGGTTGGGATTCTGAGGGAACGGTTGTAAATGGAATGCAGTATCCTACAAAAATAAATCATGGAACAGAAGAAAATACAGGATTATTTTGGATAAAAAAGAAAAGAGCATTATCAAGTAAACATGAATATGTGTGGAGTCTTCCATTGGCAGTTCCTGCATATATTTTAGTAGATCTAACCACTTCAGCACCAGATAGTAAAAATATAAATGAATGGTTTAATTGCATCGTAAATGTATATAAAAACAATCCAGATGCTTCAGATTTTGACTATACAAGTTATTATGATTTTAAAAATACTCTTTTTTCTCCAATTAGTAATTTTATTCCTATTAGAAACATAGATGATGTAAAAAGTATTGATAATAACCTTTATTATCAAGGAGATTGTTTTACTTCAAGAAGTTATATAAAAATACATAATAAATTTAACGATGCATTAAGTAATGAAATTATAGATGAAATAGCAAATGCAGAACAACAAACTCATATTGAATCAAATTGGGGTGATGCATTAGCTGCAGATGCAGACACTTATAACACATTAAATGAATTAGTACTAGGAGGAGGATATGGACAAAAAGTATATAATTTCCCCCCCTGGTATTATAATAATATTAGTTATGGATATGGATTGAGTGTTGTTACTGAAAATGCATATAATCCTAATTATAGATATATAAAAGGAAGAAATACATTTTATCCTAAATCTTTAAATTTTCTTTGTCCTGCTTATGATATAACTAACACTCCAGAATCTAATTTTTATAATACAGGCTATCAAAGGATGTTGAATCCAAGAATGTTTTTAGGTCTTGATAAACTTAAACCTATTTCTGACAATTCTTTTCCTACAAGAATACGCCCTTCATTTACTCACATATTAAATTCATTAAGAGATGGATATTTGCAATTTGCTCCTGGGGGTTTTAAAGATTTTGATTTTCAATATGGGCCTATTAATGCGATAATGCATATGCGAGATCAATTGTTTTCTTTTCAGAATGATGCTATTAATTTACACCCTATTAATGAAAGAGCAGTTGCTGAATCTGATGGCACAGACACACCTTTTATTTTAGGTGAAAGTAAAGAGTTGACAGAATATAAAAGAGGGCTTTCTACTGAATACGGAACGCAACATCAATGGAGTATTGTAAAAGGAGAAAGAGGTATATATGGATTTGATTGGAACAAACAAGTTTTCTGGAGAGCTTCTGGAGAAGGCTTTCAAAATTTAGGATTATTAAAAGGATGTGAAAAATGGATAGAAGATGTAGTAGATTTACAAAATAGTGGAGTATCTGATATAACAGAACAACTTGGAGATAATCCCGTATGTAATAAAGGTATACATTCTGTATATGATAGAGAGCATAAAGAAGTAATAACTACTTTTATATATGGAAAAGATGAAGCTAATACAACTATATCTTTTTCAGAAAAAACAGATTTCTTTGGTGCTAAATATAGCTTTACACCTACATTTTATTCAGAATTAGAAAAAGATTTATATTCCTTTAAAGACGGCAAATTTTGGAGGCACGATGCAAATACAAAATATGATAATTTTTATGGAAATCCAGATGTTGCATATATTGAAGTTGTAGTAAATGCCAATGGAGAAATAGCTAAACACTTTGATAATCTTATTATCAATTCAAATAATAGAGAATTTAGTAATATAACATATAAAACACAACACCAAACTGCTGAACAATTAGGATTTTTAGGAGAATTTTGGAATAGAGCAGTTTACAGAGAAGCTCAATGGAAACTTCCTATCCGTAGAGCAGATAGTATAAGTGACGGCGATATGTCTTTAGCTATCGTACAATCAAGAATGAGAGGAAGATATTTAATAATAAATTTAGAATATGCAGGAGATAAAGACATGTGGGTACGTGAAATTATAACTGCATATACACGTTCAAAAGCTTAAATTATGTCACATCATTATCAAGGAAATAATTCATTTATAGGAGGCCCCAATACTATGCAAACGGGAAAACCTTTTGCAACCCAATATGGCCAAGAAAATTATACATTTGGTTCTAACTCAAGGCAGCCATTTTCTAAACCTTTTAGTTCTCAATTGGGAGGATATAGAGGCGCTCCTACAACAAAAACAGGAGGAAAATTTGATGCTAGTAATATTCTTGGTGCAGCATCAGGAGCATCTTCTATGTTTGCAAAAGCAGTAGATCCAGATAGATGGAATCAAAAATATGGGGCATACGAGCCAAATCATTTTGGTACTATGTATGGCAATTCACAAGGAATGCAGATAGGATCTATGTTTGGTCCTTGGGGAACATTAATAGGTGCAGTTGGTGATAGAATTAGAAATGCTTTTGAATTAGGTAACAAAACAAACACTTATAATAAAGCAAAAGCTAGTTATCAATTTGGGCAAAACCTATATAATAAAGAAAAGTTTGGTTTACCTAATTATATAGGAACAGGAAGATATGGAATGGCAGCACAAGAAAACATTCCAATAGAAGTAGAAAAAAATGAAGTAGGCATAAGAAAAGGAAATGATGGGAAATTTAAAGTTATTTGGGAAACAGGTCCAAATGCTAAAACTCACGAACAAAAAGGAGAACGTAAATTAGCTAAAGCAGGAGATTTAATATTTAATCAAGAGTTTAAGCCTGCAGTAATGGATGCTATTAATAGAGAAGATTATGCTGCAGTAGATCAATTAGCTGAAAAAATGATGGTATATAGTACAGCAGCATCATTACAAAATTTACCATATAGCAATCAATCTGCTACTCAACAAAAATTAAATGAATTAGTTACAGGAAGATATGGAGCAAAAGTTTCTAAATATTCATTTGGAGGAATGCCACAAGCGACTAATCCCCATATACAAAATATGCCACAAAATCCTGTTTTCAATCCTGCATTAGCATCAGCTCCTGAAATGGATCAACAAGCACTAGATGTTATGCCTATGTACCAACAACAGCAGATGTATCAACCACAACAGATGTATCAACCATATCAAATGTATAGACAAGGAGGAATGGTAGGTGGCCCAGGAAATCCCCCTCCAAACTTTGCACAAGTTGAGCAAGACAATACTTTCTTTCAACAACCACCACTTCCAAGATTTTTTAATGAAGAAGAAATAAAGGCAAGAAAAAAGGGTGCAATGGAACTTGATTCGTTACAAAAAGAATATGCTGGAAATCCTTATTTATGGGAAGAAGCTAAAAAACTTAAGCAACAAAGTTTAAATATGGATGCTGAGATTAGAGAAGCAGATACTAAATTATATCTTGCAAAACAAAGAGGATTTGGTTATCCATTTTTAGAAGGCAAGTCTTATTAAGTGTAATTAAATATAGAATAATAACTTTAAATTTAATAAAAATGGCAACCGTTACCAATACAATCACATTAACCTCTAATGATCTTACGTCAGATGCAATATCATTAAGCATTTCAAATATCCTAAGTGCTACTAAAGGTGGCATATCAAGAATTCCTTTAGCTACAACAGCTATAGCAGGAGCGACAGTGCTAGCCCCTGCAGCTCAATATACAGAAGGTGCGAAAATTTGGTTATATAATCCTGCAGCAAGAGATGGTTCAACGGCAAATGATAGAATTTATGTTTCATTATCAGAAGCAGTAGACCCAACTACAGGAACATTTACAACTATAATGTTAAAAGGTGGAGAATGGGCATTGCTTCCTTGGATGGGAACTACTAAAGATACTGATAAAAATCTTGAGGCATATGGATCGTCAGGTGCAATGGTAATAGAGTTTGGAATTTTTCAATAATAAATAATAAATAAATTATGGCAACATTAAATTTAACATCAACTATTGCTGCTTCTGGTTTAACAACAGATGAATTATCATCTACAGTTTTGTTAACTAATGCTAGTATTACTACAGGAGGCATACAAAGAGTTAGCACTACTGCAGTCAAAGCTTCTAAAGCAGTTTTGTTAGATGCATCGACATTTCCTAATCCTACAAATACAACAAGTGTTTATTTATATGTAAAAAATATTGGTCCAAATACAATAAGACTTTCGGTATTAAATGAAACAGGAAGCAATGAAGAATCGGAAATATCTTTAACTGCAGGAACTTGGATGATGTTTCCATGGGCAGCAGCTACTGATGTAACAATGTATCAAACAGCAGCAGGAACTTCAGTAGTAGAATATGGAGTATTTGGATAAAATAAATTTATTACATTATGAAACTAGATAAAGATAATTGGCTATCAAAAAATGTAAGACCTGTGGTTTTATTATTTTTAGTATTAATGACAATAATATTAATTTTTGTTGATGGTACATTTGCAAAGTTTAATGTAGCAGATAATTGGATTGGCTTATTAGAGTTAGTCTTAATTACAGTTATAGGTGCTTATTTCGGAGGAAGGTCTTTTGAGAAATTAAAAGATATTGATTTAAAAAAAGATTCTAAAAAAGAAAAATAATGTTTGGTTTACCTAAATTTTTAAAAGATTTTGATTATACGAAGAAACCTACCAAGAAGAAGGAAAAGGTAAGGGATGTCTTTGATATGAATGATACTTCTTGGATGGCTACAGAGAAAATAGATAGATATTCAGATGTAGCGAAACCTTCTTTTCCTACATCTACAATACCACAAGTTCCTCAAATAACATTAAAGAGTTCTTTAGCTACCCAAAAAGCACTTGAAGGAAAACCTTTAACTTATCAAAGGCAACAAAAATTAAAAAAAGCAGAAGAAGCGGAAGTAGCAAAAAGAGAAATTGGAAGAGTAGCACTTCTTTCTGGTGAAGATAAACATAGAGCACTTATAGAACAAGAAAAGACACCATTAAATACTGCTTGGGCAGGATTAGAAGCAGCATCAATTCCTTTTTCAACAGCTCTGCAAGGTGTAAAAGCTATTACAGGAGAAGGGGGAGGAGCAGATTTTAAATCTATTTTACCAGAATATTTAGGAAAAAAATATTATCCAACTACATACAAAGGTCAAGATTATTCTATAACAGAAGCGATAAGTGAAGATTGGGCAAAGAAAAACCCAGGCAAAGCGATGGCTATAGATTTTGGAACAGGATTACTTGGAGGTTTTGGAGCATCAAAATTAGGTAAACAAGCCAAAACTTTTAAATCAGAATTAGATTGGGCTAAGTGGAATCCAGATACACCAAAAAATAAAAGTATAATAGATAATTACTTAGAAATAGAAAAAAGAACTAAAGCTGATGGCACATGGATGAAAAATCCCGATGGAACACCTTTTGTCGGAAGCAGACCTACTGCAAAAGAAATTTCTGATGCAGGAGTAAATATGACTCCAGAAGAAGCAGTAAAAGCACAATTTGTACAACAACAAAGTAAAGCTTTTAAAAAAGCATTTGATAAACCTGTATTAGACGAAAAAGGAAACATTCAAATTAATTATCATGGTTCTCCTAATAAGCTTGATTTTTTTGATTCTAAGAAATTTTATAGCGGGAAATATGGAAAAGGTGTATATACTTCTTCAAATAAAGAAGCAATTATAAAATCATATGCAAATGCTAGTAATAAAAGATCAAAAAAAATTCAAGAAATAACAAGTCCTAATACTAAGGCAAGTGATAATTTATACTCTTTATATATAAATTCAAAAAACCCAGGAAATCTTGATGAAATTGAAGATGCTGGCGAATTTGTTGGTAACATAAGAGACTATGGGAAAACAACAGATGATTTTCCTTCTTTAGAAGAATGGAAAAAAGAAAGATCATATTTTCTCAGAGAACAAGCTCCTTATTTAAAAAATGATGAAGATATTAAGCAATGGATAATAAATCAAGGTGATTATAGTTTAGGTAAAGTTAAAGAAACATTTGAACCAGTTTTACCTAAATATGATTTTTTAGAAATTCCTGATTCACCATTAAAAGAACAAGTTACTCCTTTTAGTAATTTTATGAAATCTGCATTAGGCAACGTAGGTACTTTTGATATGACTAATCCTAATATATACAAAGTATTAACAGGAGCAGCAGGAACAGGAGCATTGTTAAACCAAACTCAAGCTCCTCAATATCGCTATGGGGGTGTAACTAAAAAAAATCCTTTATTACCGCCATCAAATATTTCTGATTTACTTAATTT